CAGTGATCGAGCTGACAGTCTGGTTAACTGTCACATTTCTCTCCCCCGAGAGAAATGACCCACCGATAAATACCTTCAACGTCTTTCACACCCCTAAACTCCCTATTCTCATAGGGGGTCACTCCCCGCAACCCCATCAGACTTGTTCAATGCATCTGACAGGACGGATCCATAACCAACATCGGGGTCTTGCAAAAGATGGCAAGGCAGCCTTCACCGGTCGGACACCTCGCGATGTCCTAGATTTTGTTAGCCTCTCGGCCTAATTTTCTTTCGAAGATTATGGGTTGGCAGCAAACGAAACTGGATCCGCGAGCTCACAATCATATTCCACGTACAGGTTGCCCACCTGGGCATCTGCCTGAGTAGGATTAGATACTACGTAGTATCCAATCGTACCGCAATTGATAAGCCTGGAATCAGCCGCGGACACATGGTCCACATTGGCTTTGTAATACCAATCTGAGTTGAAATCAGACTTATCGAGGCGCAATTCAGCAGATGAGTAGAGGGGGACCTGTGTAAACTTTCGACACTGGGACAGGGCCTCCAATTTATTGGAGACGGAGGCGGACCAGAAGTTTCCATCTACTGGGTCTGTAAACCAGCCCATCGCAAATTGACCATTGGTTGTGGTCCCTACGATGGGTCGGTAGATAAACTTGATAGAGTGGAAACGGTACCGAGAGTAATTCTCCGCTACACTATTCAACCAAGTAAAGAACCTTGGGGAAATAGTGGTCGACGCAGCAATAGCGAATGGAGAAGTAGCAGCGCCCTTGACACTGGCAGACTGAAATAATTCAGTATTCCGGAGTCGAATGACGCCACGACTATTCATATTCGCCGTAAAGCCGCGAGGTACAACTGGTCTTTCTACCATACCCTGTCCAGGCTGTCTTAGGACTAGAGCTTGAGAACCCAATTTCTGACGTTTTGCTGGTGTCAAACCAGAATCATTCTTTCGTTTTATAGCCATGAGATATATTTCATGCCCCGGGGGGGACCAATTCAGGGGGATCACAGCAGTGGTCTCTTCTAATTGTTCTGTCTCTGTGCCTGGAAAATCTCATGGAGGTAAGACGCACTATCCTCATACCGAACTCCGGTCATATCCCTAGACCGGAACCATCCTGGACGGGGGAAGTATACTTCATTGTTACGAAGCATATCAAGAAACTTCTGAGGAAGAGGTGGAATTCCATGTTTAAGACTCGTCTTAAACTGATTCCATCTCCTTGCCCCAAATATCTTGACGTGTTTCATAGATGAAGCGTCCACAACCCATCTCCTCAATGCCATTATCTGACCAGCATAACCACCATCCTTCTGATAAGGGTCCAGAAAAGGACCACTATCTAAAGGTCCAAAAGACTCGCCATACCCTGGCTCTCTCCACTCATAGATTCCACCTACATACTTCTCTAATTCATCATGGTACATTTTGGAAAGACGAGAATAGTCATTCCGAGTACCATGTAGAAAAGTGAATAGACCGAGCCTATGCGCGTTCATCCACATCAATTGGTTCCTGGTGAACTTGTGACCATCTGGAATTGGGGCTCCAAGCCCACCCCACTCAGTGGGGCCATATATTGGTCCGGGAAAACCTTTCAAGATAGGATAATACTGTCGGAAAAGTCTGACATAGACTGGGAGAGTCTTCGAGGTTGAAAACCTTGAAAACTCCCTCCAGTTCTGTGCCAGAACTTCCCACGGCATAATCTGTCTACCGGTCTCCGTATCGACCTGTTTATCCAGTGGCATATTCAACAGACCCACATTAGGGACAGACACTGTTTTCCATTTTCCTGTAGTCTTCTCGAAAGTACAATATGTGGAATTAACGAGGGCCAGATCTCTAGAATAGTAGTTCTTCCCTAAGGAGAACTCCAATCCTACAGACCGAGTGGCCCTCTTCCATTTACGATACTCAGAAGGGTTAGCAGGAAAGAGAACATCGTCTCCATTGATGCGCATGAATCGCTAACGGGGAATAGCCATACAGCTGGCTGATCTATTGATCAGACATAGTAATGGGAAAGAAAGGATGTGTCCCATCATCTGCCCTCGAGTAATCTCCACGGGAGACTGTCCCTTTAATTCAAGTTGAGAATGGACCAACGACTTGATTACTAGTTCCTTGATCCAGGGTACATATTGTACCAAAACTGGATCCAGGAAAGAGAAATCGGTCTGATCTAACATGGCCCGAGCAGCATACTCCGTATATTCAAGAAAAATGTTATCGGTGGCGGCAGAATAGTCACCACTGACAACCTTCTCTTTCTTCTTCAATTCTAGACCAACAAGTGCGTCCTCGACAGGGGACCCACCAATTAGCTGGTAAATTGGAGAAGAGCGCATGGCACCATGCCATGCCTTCTGAATCGGAGTTAGGAGCTGTAAGAACCATTTAGATTTGGTCACAATTCGAACCTTGAGGGGCTCAGTAAGGCCGGTTGCCTGAACAGGTAATCGATCCCAATCTGAACCATCGGACTTAACCGTCTCAGAGATTGCTCGACGGAACATGATATCCAGGAATTCATTCC